ATATAACAGGGTTATAGTAAACTTTATCAACCCAGATAAAAACTTTCAATCAGATACAGCACAATTCCCGCCAGTTGATGAAACTGGGTTAGCTAGTGCAGATCAACACGCTAATATGAAAACAGCAGATGGTGGTCTTCTACTTGAAGGTAGATTTGATTTTTCTATGTTTACAAGTCCTTACCAAGCACAAGAAATGGCTGAAATTATTCTAAGAAGATCAAGAACAAGTTTAGATGTTTCTTTGAAAGCAGATGCAACAGCAATGGATTTAGCCATAGGTGATTTAGTAAATATTACCCATGCAACACCCGCATTTTCTGCAAAACCTTTTAGAGTACAGGGAATGACAATAAATGCCGATCATTCTGTAAGTTTACAATGCACAGAACATCAAGATAGTTTTTATACTTTTGGAACACAACAGGAAGTAGCAACTATACCAGATACCACACTACCAAACCCATTTTCTGTTTTACCACCCGCAAGCATAACCCTTACAGATGAATTGATAGAATATGCAGATGGTATAGTAATAACAAGATTATTAATTACTATAGGTGCTTCAACAGACCTTTTTGTTGATAATTATGAAGTACAAATAAAACAAACATTAGACCCAGATGGAAATGCTGTAAGTGATGATTTTAGAGAAATAGCAGTAGGAAAAATACTGCAATATCAACATCTTAACGTAATAGATGGTGCAACATATCAAGTTCGAGTAAGGGCAGTAAATACAATAGGCTCTAAAAGCACATTTATTTCTACCACAAGGGCAATAGTTGGTGGGGTTGAACCACCTAGTAATGTTGAGGATTTTGCGGTTGAACTTCATGGTCAAGACCATTTGAAACTTACATGGACACCACCAACAGCAAATAGTGATCTGGATATATCTTTTTATGAAATAAGGTTTCAAAATGTTACAACTGGTGCAAACTGGATAAATTCAACAAATCTTGTAAGATGCCCTAGAAGAAAATGTGATAATGCAATAGTACCCGCTAGAGTTGGTTCATATTTAATAAAAGCAGTTGATAAAAATGGAAATAGTTCAGCAGAAGCCACTATTGTTACTACAAATGTATCTGCAATACAGGCATATAAACAAATTTCAACATTTACAGAAACACCAAATGTTTTTACAGCATTAGATCAAATGGATAGTACATTTCCATTAACTGTTAAAATAGACCCTTCTGGTGATACTATATTATCACTTGATACAGTAACAAACTTTGACGATACAGTAGGAAATTTTGATAGTGTAGAAGGTGATTTTGAACTTGGTGGAACAGATACTACATCAAATCCAAACTTCAATAATACAAATAGAGATACAAAAGGTTTTTATAATTTTATAAATTCTTTATCTTTGACACAAATATTTGATGGAAATATTGAACCTAGTATTACATTAGATTCCGAAAATCCCTATGACACTTTTGATAGTGGTAGAGGTGCATTGTTATTTGATGAAGCACAAGCACCTTTTGATGGAACAGAACAACTTCATGCTTTTCACAGGGTTCAAATAGCAACATCAACAACGTCATTAGCTGATTGCATAGACTTTCAAGACATTACACAATCGGCAACTTTTAAATTTAAATTTGCTAAGTTTAGATTAAAATTATCAAATGACGATAATCAAACATCTAGTAATGTTAAACAAATTGATATAAAATTAAATATGGAAGAAAGAACTTTTGCGGAAAGTAATTTGGCAACATCAAGTGGAAGCAAAACTGTTACATTTACAAATCCATTTTTTGAAGTACCCGCTATAGGTGTTTCAGCACAAAATATGGCAACAGGTGATGTTTTTACAATCAGTTCCAAAACAGTAAATGGGTTTACTATTGCTTTTGCAAACTCAAGTGGCGGTGCGGTTGATAGAACCTTTGATTATATTGCAAAGGGATTTGGATTGCAAAGTTAACAAAAAAAGGATATAAAAAGTTATGGCACAAGTATCAGATGTAAGTTTAGCGAATCAAGGTTTCAGTTCTTTTAGAACAGAATTGAATAATATTTTGTCTGCATTGAATACTCAACACATAGGAAGTTCAGCACCAAGTTCTGTTGCAACTGGTACAATTTGGGTTGATAATGGAACAAGCGGAGTTTTAAAAGTAAAAATAAATGATGGTTCAGATAATATTGAATTATTTCAAATTAATATAACCAGTAATGCAATCACAAGCACAATGTCTACAACTGGAACAATATCAGAAACAGACCCAAATGCTTTGCCTTTGGCGATTGCTCTAGGATAGGGAGTAAAATATGGCTAATACATTTAAGGTCAAAACTAACGGAGCAATGCCGACTAGTTCTGGAACACCATTGACATTATATACAGTACCAAGTTCCACAACCACAGTTGTTATAGGTTTATTACTTTGTAATATCCATACAACAGCGGTTACAGTTGATGTTCAGCTAGTTTCAGATACAAGCGACACAGAAACAAATGAAACAGTTCTATTAGCGAAAGATGTAAGCATACCAAGTGGCTCAACATTAGAACTGCTTTCTGGTGGAAAGGTTGTATTACAAACCACAGATATTATTAAAATTGATTGTAGTGTAACTGCAAAAATTGATGCTACATTAAGTATATTAGAAATAACATAGGTGATGATATGCCATTTATAGGAAGACAACCAACACCAGTACCATTAACATCATCAGATATTACAGATGGAATTGTCACTACTGCTAAGATTGCAGATGATGCAGTAGGAAATACAAAATTAGATTTAAGTGCTAACTATACTTTTACTGGAACTGTAACAAGTAAAAATGGCAAACAAATAGGTGGTTTAATAATTAGTAATGATGGCACAGATGCAGACCACGATTTAGTAATCGCTTCAGGTGTAGCTCGTGATTATTCTGATTCAACAACTATTGAGCTAACAAGTTCTATTACAAAACAAATTGATGCTTCTTGGACAGTAGGAACTAATCAAGGTGGTCTTGATACTGGTTCAGTTTCCGCTTCATCTTTATATGGAATATATTTAATTAGACGTTCAGATACTGGTGTGGTTGATGTCTTAATTAGTCTAGATACAACACCAAATTTGGCAACTGGAACTAAGCCAACAAACTATGATCAATGGAGATTAATTGGTGTATGTTGGACAGATAGTTCATCTAATGTAAGTCCGATGTTACAAACTGGTGATGTTTTTGAAAAGTTTGATTTTGTACATGATATTGTTGATACTTCAATAACTAATTTAACATTTGAAACTGCAACTATAAGATGTCCATCTTTATGTGAAGCTAGATTGCAAGGAAGGGCAAATAATAGTGGTGGTTCAGGTGGATATGGACGTACTCTTGATATAAGAACAAAAGGCTCAAATAAAGGAGCAAATGAAACGTTTGCTATTATAGGTTTTAATGGTGACGGCTCTACTACAGGAGTTAATGCAGATGCACAACATGGATTAATAACAGTGCTAGTAAACTCAGACAAACAAATTGAATATTGTGTTAGAGAACATAATGGTTCGTCACAAGCACAAATAGGTGTTCTTAGTGTAAATATGTTAACACGGAGTAATCCATAATGATGCAAACAATTATAGATAAAGATGGTTTTATTATTTACAAAGGAAATAATTCTGATGATAAATTTAAAAAACTTTTATCATTATCAGGAAATAAAATAGTAAAAGATTATCAAGGTGATTATGTAAAACCTAAATGGAATGGTTCAAAATGGATTGAAGGTCATGTTACTACATACACAGAACAAAGAGAAGAAGCGTATCCATTTATTAAAGATCAATTAGATGATTTATATCATAATGGCATTGATGGTTGGAAAAAAACAATCAAAGCCATAAAAGACAAATATCCAAAGGGTTAGAAAATGGCATATATAGGCAAAAGTCCACAAGTAGGAAATTATGTAAAACTAGATGCTATAACGACTTCAAGTACTAACACATACAATCTTACACAAGACTCAGTAGCATTTGTTCCAGAGTCAGCTTTGCATATGTTGGTTTCTCTAAATGGTGTTATACAATCGCCTTTAAGTTCATTTAGTGTTTCTGGTTCAACAATTACATTTCTACCCTCAAGTGGCACTTTATCTTCCAGCGATACAATAGATTTTATTTTGGTTTTAGGAAATACTTTAGATATTGGTACACCAAGCGATAGTACAGTAACAAATGCAAAAACAAACTTTGTATCAACATCATCAAGTGCGGGATTACAAATAAAAGGTGATGGTACTACAGATGGAACATTACAGCTAAATTGTTCGCAAAACAGTCATGGTATAAAATTAAAATCACCCGCACATAGTGCAAGTCAATCATATACACTTACCTTTCCAACAACTGCACCAAGTGCAGATAAATTTTTAAAAACAGATGGCTCAGGAAACTTGTCTTTTGCAAGTTCTGGAATTGAAGAATATGACACTTGGAGAATTACACTAAATACTTCAAATACATCAGATACCTATTTAAGTGGTAATTGGGAAAGAACGGACACTACAAGTTTTGAAAAAATAGGCACTGGAATGAGTGAAAGTTCTGGGGAGTTTTCTTTTCCTTCAACTGGAAAATACTTGCTTCATGCTTTTTTTACTATGCAATCAAGAAATGGAACAGTTACCCAAGGAACTTGTCGAATTTATCAAACAACAAACAATAGCAGTTATGATTCTATAGCTAGTGCAGAGTTTAGTGGTGCATCAGATGAAGTTTCAACTGTTTCTTGCTCGTTCTTATTAGATGTAACAGATACATCAAACCAAAAAATAAAATTAAATATTTATACTGCAAGTAATAATCTTAGAGCATTGGGTTCAACATCTATAAATAGAACTTATATAACGTTTATGAAAATTGGAGATACTTAAAATGAATGATGAAGATTATCTTATGGATTCCTTACATTGTTTTAATACAGATATTCCAGATTGGTGTGGTTGGAAAACACATGATGAAAAAGGAAAAAAAATACCTAACACGGAACGAATGCAATACAAATATGTAAAAATTATAAAAAAAGGTGCAATCATGCCAAGTGAAGCAGATGTTAATGCAAAGATTAAAGAATTAAAAGATGCAGATACTGCAAAAGCAAATGCTAAAATATCAGGTAAGAAAAAACTCAAAGATTTAGGTTTATCTGATGATGAAATATCAGCATTGATTGGAGTATAAATTATGCCTTTAGTAAAAGTACAAAGCAGAGGAACACAAAACGTAGGTGGTGGGCGAAAGAATCTCATAATCAATGGTGCTATGGAAGTAGCTCAAAGAGGTACTAGTGCAAGTAGTAAGACTGCAAGTGATTATTATACTTGTGATAGATGGAGAACTGAAGCATCAGGAGCAACCTTTAATACATCTCAGCAATCAAATACTGCTTCTGATATGGCAACAACTGGTGCAAAACATTTTTTAAGAATGGAAGTAACAACTGCTAATAACAACTCAGGTATATCTCAAAAAATTGAAGCAAAAAATATTAGACAATTTAAAGGTGAAAAACTAACTTTGTCATTTTATGCTAAAGGAACTAATCCTAATGGTGGTTCTTTTGATGTTGTTAGACAGTTTGATGATGAATCAGCTACTAGCACACAAGAAAAATCATCTCTTACAGTTACCTCAAGTTTTGTAAAATACACATACACTTTTGATTACCCTGATGAAGGCTCTGTTACTATGACAGATGTAAATGCAAAAATGGCTTTATCTTTTTTACAACCAGATGGTGATACATCAACAAATGCTTGGACATTAGATATAACATCAGTGCAATTAGAAGTAGGCGAACAAGCTACATCATTTGAGCATAGGTCATTAGGAGAAGAACTAGCTTTGTGTCAAAGATATTATCAAAAGTTTGGAAGTGGTAGTTACTGGGGTTTTCAAGCTAAAACTACAGACACAAGTAGACAAGTTCAAGGTATGTTGCCAACTGAAATGAGAGCCACACCAACTTTAGAAACATCAGGTTGGAGGTCTGGATATAGTTTTACTGCAACAAATTTTTTAGGAACAAGTTATTTTAATTTTTATAGTACTGCTGGTGATACTACAAGTCATATACTTTTAACTGATTGGAATCTTGAGGCAGAATTATGATTATAACAAATGCAAAATATATTGTTAGTGAATTAACAGAATTTAAAACAATCAAAGCTACAATAAATGGTAAAGAGTTTATTGTACCACTAGACACTGCTAACAGACATTATCGAGCAATCCAAGAATGGGTAGCTAAAGGCAACAAGATAGAGGAAGCTGATTGATGGCTAAACCTTCTATTCAAAGTATAAATCTTAAATTAGAAAAACATATAGCTGTAAGTGATGAAAAATTTTCTGAATTATTAAGCAAGGTCAAGAGAATTGAAGGAATTATGATTGCAACATCTGGCACTGCGATTGTGATGCTCATAGGGTTGTTAGTGAGGTAAATTTGGTAGTTGCAGAAATTCTTACTGGTATTGCTCTAGTTCAAAAATCAGTAGAGTTTATAAA